CTCCCATACAATCTGCCAAGTTATCATCAAAGGTAATTTGCGTGTCAGTTGACCCGGGGACGATGTTGGCAGCTAGTCCGTCTTGCGCTGTCCCTGATGCCCAAACCGCCGATGGAAGCTGTACTAAACCGCCGATGAAATAGTCATTGTTGTACGCAGTGTTAATAATATTATCATTACTGCTAGCCACTGTTTGCACAAATGTATAATTAACGCCAATATCGCCGGCTGTAATGGCTGGTAATGTTATCGTATTTGCGGCGGATTCATCGAGCAAAACCACGCAGCCGCTATCATCAGTAGTTAAAGTATAAGCATCGCTAGTAAAATCGCTCGACCGGAGAACTTTGCTCCTATGACCGACCAATATTGATTGGTTTAACTGTAACTCTCTCTGTAAATTCTGAAGGAGAGTCTGAAACCTCCTAAGTCCTAATGCACCCATATTAAATACCCTCCTTAAATGAGTTATACGATTTTTCTTTATCACTTATATATAGTGTTCTAAAAAGGAAAACCCCCGCGGTTCGGGGGTTTTAATATTTAATTAATCAACTAAAACTTGTAACCAACGCAACTGCACTATTCGCATGTCTTATGAACCAGTGGCCAGTATAAATTAATTCAATCATGGCACCACGCTTTTCGGCATCAGCGAATCCTACAGTACGAGAATTCATATTAACATAAACGGCATTACCAACCCCCACACTGAGGCCACGGATGTTTACACCGGAGCCGGCATCAATCATAACTTCGGACGCGGCATTGCTATTTGAGACCAACATAAATGTGAACTGCATTCCCACTTCTGCGGTGGGGAGCGTCAATGTGAAGTTCCCGGCCGATGAAGCGTCGATCAAAACAGTTTTACCAGAATCAGCATTGGTGAAAGTGGTATCACTGGTCACTAACGAGGTCGGGGCATTGGCTGGGGAAAATTTTACTTTCTGGGCCTGAAATGCCACTTCCGTTATAAATTCATTCTGATTGTTGTTAATAAGAGTTTGCACTCTACGCATACCCAAGTTGCCTTTGCTGCTCATTTGTTTATTTTTCCTTTTAGCGTTAGTTTAATCTTCATCAAGAGAAAGAAGTAATAAGCGCAACAGTGCTAATCGCATGTTTTAGAAACCATCGGTTCCCGATATAAAAAAGTTCAATCACGGCGCCGCGCTTTTCTGCGTCAGCAAATCCTACACTCTGGGCATTAATATTGACGAATGCCGCGTTACCAACACCGGTGCTCACTCCCCTGATTCCGTTTGATGTGCCGGAGTCAATTAAAAGTTCGGCTGCGGCATGACTATTTGAAACAAGCATAAAAGTAAAATGCATTCCGGTGACACCGGTAGGCAACGTCATTGTGATATTGCCGGAAGATCTATTGTCAATCAAAACAATTTTACCTGCTTGAGCAGCAGAAAAAGTGGTGTCGGTGGTCACTAATGACGAAGTTGGGTCCGCTGGATAAAATTTAACTTTCTTAACCTGCAACGCTGCTTGTGTTATTAGTTCGTTATTGTTATTGTTTATAAGATTCTGTATTCTTCTTGTACTTATGGCACTCATTGGTTCCCTCCTGTGTACTTGACATGATATATAGTATTGGGAAAACAAAAAACCCCCGCCGAAGCGAGGGTTTTAAGATTTAATCAATTAACGATTAGTTAATCAATCAGGTACCACCGGACTCACCGACAAGACCACGAATAAGGACCAAACCATACATATCAGGTCTGACCATCTTCTTGGCATATCGAGTCATGACACCCTTACGGGGCACGAAGTCCTCCGGTCCAAAGATGGTGGGAGTCGTCTGTAGCGGCACATAAGGTGCGTATACATAACCAGACTCTAGGAAACTAGAGCCGCGACGACCAACCAGAACAACGTTACGGAAGAAATAAGGATCTACAATAACATCGAACTTCTTGGTTAGAGAGCCAACCTTGACAGCACCGATAGAACCGGTCTCGTCATCAACAGTGACAGAGGCGCGGAAACCAGCCGTGAACTCAAGGATACCAGCAACTTCAGGTCCGCAGACGATGAAGTTGGCGCCACCACGAAGAGTCTTACGATGGATTACAGCGGAAACATCGTTGATGGTTTCAACGAGAGTCTCATACCACTCACTAACGGTACCGGTGAAGTCGGGCGGCTTTGCGGCTGCACCAACCTCACTACCAGTCGTGCGATCTACGAAGAGGCCCGGTGAACGTGACCAAAATTCCTTGGTCGACGCGCCGATGCACAGATCTTCGATGATCTCACGGTCAATCTCAAGAGCAATCTGCTCAGAGAGAATGCTGGTAAGCTCGACCTCGGCATCCAGGTTGTGATAGGCATTAAGATCCTGTCCCAATTCTGGCGTCCACTTGGCCTTCAGCTTCTTGGTGATCGCGGTGACAGCCACGGAATCGACCTTAATGTCGATCTCGGGGATGCTTTCGTTATTTTCAAGACCCCAAGAGGACTGTCCAATAACGGAACCAACAGAACCACCAGCGGCAAAGTCATCCGTCTGAGGAAACTTAACCGTGGTTGTAGCAGACAGTGACTCACTAAGCTGAACAGCCGAGCGACCACCACCGTAAGAAGCCAGAACGAAAATGGCCTGGGTCGTGCTAGAGCCGCTATATCGCGTTAGACGACGACACTGAACATCATCGAGATTGGACCCGCGGGTAAGACCAACACCACCAGAGAGAACTAGTGCTGTGAGGTTCTCAGTGTTGAATTGATCTAAGCCGTTAATAGCAGCTTGTAGGACGGCGACGTTCGTCGTCCCAGAAGTGAACTCCGGATCGTACTGAACAACTCTATCAAGCTCACCACCAGCACCGAAAGTACCAGAAAGAAGACCGGTCCACGTTAGGGTACCCGATCCAGTCGGTGAAGCATAACCGTTGTTCATGTTATAAGGGCCAAGCTCCGCGAAGGAACCCGTGATACGAATACCACCAGTAATCTCAGCACCGACCCGATCACCACCAAATAGTGACTTCTCGGAAACAGCACGGGGACCGCCATAACCATAACCTAGACGGGGAAGCCCCGCACCATTTGTTGAAGTGGTGAAATCTAGGAAGAAGATGAGCCCACTAGGCAGACTCATCGGCTGAACACTAACGAGATCGTTAGCGATCAGACTCGCGAAAACGCGACGGACAATGGGGAACGCGACGGCCGCGAAGCCCTCAACATCGCTACCCGCCATCGTGCTCGTCTCACGAAGAAGTTCCTTCGCCTGGTTTTCCAGTAGACGAGCCATATTCTGGCGCTTAGCGTCCTTCTCAATACCTTCCAAAAGGCCGGTCTTTTCCCATTTATTCAACAATGCGTTACCTTCGGCACGCATATCACGATTGACAATACCCTCTGTCAATCTTTCTACAATACTAGACATAATATAATCCTCCTTTTTAAATTATTTATTAGTTAATACCTGCTAGTTTTCTCATTCGCTCTGCGAATGGATCAGTTTTTTGTGTTTCTCTATGAGAAGCACGAATAGCAGAAGACGGACGGGTAATAGCTTCGCTTAGTGATTGAGGACGACGATTTGGTCGCGACTCCACCGCGCTTTCAAGCGTATTATATATTGTCTTCGCTTCTGCGACTGAACCAGCTTGGGAAATAGCTTCGACAATTCTTTTCTTTTGTCGCTCATTTAGGGAGGCATTTCTTAAAACACGGTTCGCGTAAAGCAACCGAGCATTAGAAAGATTTACAGTTTGTAAACTCTCCTTCAACTCACTAGTTGCTTTTTCATATTGTGAAAGCCGCTCTTTGAGTTGTTTATTTTCAAAAACCAACTCTTCTTGAGCTTTTTTCAAAGTCTCTAATTCTTCTTCAACATCGGTGCTGCGGCGCTGAGCAATTCCTTGCTCCATTTCTTGTTTAACCTGAAAATCAGGTCTGCCTGCCCAGCCCGATAAATCTGCGCCCAGATCAACAGTTAATTTTTCTGCAAGGGCGTCAATAAATTCTTCGGAAATTTCGATTTGTTCGGATGCCATTTCAGCGGCGTCCACGTCGGAGTCATCATCATCTTTTGCTCCCTCGCCTTCAAGGCTACTCATTGCCTTCACGTCCGCGTCTTCTTCTGCTGCGGACTCGACGCCGGATGCCTGTGCTTCGTCTATGGGAGCCTCTTCGGCGCCGGAAAGCATCTCTGCCAAATCTTCTTCGCTAAATTCTAAATCTTCTTCGATTTCTTTCTGAAGAGTTTCAACAGCTTCGCGGAGGGCGCCAAGATCAAGTGTAACTTCAACATTCTGGCCTTCGCCGGGGATGTTCTTTAGGTTCTTGCCTTCCATTCCGGCAAGATCGGCAGTAGAGCCAAAGGGAACGTCTTCAACATCTTCACTAATATCATCTTCCACTTCCTCCCCTAATGCGGGGGCAGCAGGCTCAGCGGCCATGTCAAGACCTTCGGCGCCTTCAGCGGGTTCGAGGCCCAAATCAAGATCTCCTAATCC